ACAAAAGTTGTACCAGCCTCTTCAAGATACTCCTGAACTCTTGATACAAGGGTTGCATAATTCATGATACAGACACCGTAACTGTCCCAGTTGAGGTTTTAAGTTTAGTGGACTCATGCCCTACAGGATTCCAACTCCACAATCTCCTGCTTTCTTCCTCCGCTTGATCGACTCTTGGATACTGTAAAGCAATCCTATCTTCGATGTTAATACGTCCTATCTGAAGTTGCTCATGATCAATATCAAAACACTCTGGGCAAACCCTAAGACCGGTTTTCTTGAGGTTGACAAATTCAGACTTCAGGGCGTGATAGTCATAGCGTTGACCACACCTGTCACAAAATCCATAGGCAAATTTACCGGCAGCGAAGTCGTTCATATCCTGTAATCATCCCAAGACGGGACAATGCTCCACTGTGCTCTCTCCCTGTCTTCTTCTTCCGCAAGTCTAAATTGAATATCGTATTCTGCCTTGAGGAAGGGAACCTTCTTAGCTCCCTCAGGAAATTTCATTGCAATCTGGTAGGCAAGCCCCGCAACTAGAGCTGGAAGAAACCTGATTGGAACATCTTGATTAATCTCAGGATTATCCCCGACATCCTGCATTTGCCTTAATCTCCAATACACCAGTGTCTGATTGTTTAGCGTGTCTCCGGGGCGTGGATAAAGAGTTATGGTAGGAGCATCCCTAAGTCTGTTGATGTAATACTGGGATGGTTGTCCAGTTTGAGTTTTATTGGGGATCGAAGAGAACGTTGATACAGAGATTCTGGTGACAGTGTAATCGCTGTTGTTGTTTCTGATCACAGCTTCAAGAACATCAATTGTGTCTGCTGGGAGGGTGTAAGTTCCTGTCCCAGATAACAATGTGAGGCTCTGTTCCTCTAGAGTCCAGAGATTGATGCCCCTGTTGCTCCATTCAGTAAGAAGAAGACCAAGACTTCTTTTTGCCGTCTTATATGAATAACCACCCCTCATAGATACACCAGCCCTTTCAAAGGCTTCTTCTATGATGTCTCCAAAATCCAGATTAAAGGTAGTTGTTCCTGAAGTCGCCATTAGCCATTTTCACCAGCTCTGGTGCTTCTCCATCCACCTGTATTAGCGGGAGTCTGGACTGGGGGAGTAGCATTAAATTGCGGTGGCGGAGTTGTTGGAAGAAATCCATAATCGATTTCTCCTCCCTGCCCGGCATATGGCGATGATGGGACAAAAGGCCCTTGAGCCTCAAGTGCTTGGAAGGGGTTTCTCAACGAACTCAATCCATACGAATTAGGCATCCCCGGAGTTTGAGTCGGAAATTGGAATCCGGGTGATGGAGCATTAGGAGTAAAGCTCATGCCCGGAACATCTACTGAACTTGACATACCCTGAAATGGGGTTGAGAAATTTGATAGGTTGGGAAGAGTGGGCGGAGTTACCCCAGATTGGGGAGTTAATGGAGCCGCTGGTTCTCCGGGCGCTTGCAGTTGAGTAGTTCCTTGGCCACCAGCCATATTAGAAATTCCTTTGGAATGTATGTTCAAGATGATACATCTTTTCCCTCATTCTCCTAGTTGCAGCTTTGCTTGTGAAATTTCTTTAGAGCTACTAAGTCCCTTTTATTGAGAGTTCTTAATGCCCTAGCTTCCTTTTCGCTAAGCTTTAATCTATTCTTAACAAGATTCTCGTAGGTTTTGCAGAAATCACCCCCTGAAGTGGTGGCACATCCCTGAAGACCAAATACCCCAATAAACCCAATAACAAACAAACTAGCTGGTAAGCTCATCAACCAATTCCTCATCCGAAAGTTCTTCGACTTTTTCTCTTATGGACTTAGCAGCCTTTGCCTGTTTGGCAACGGCAATTAACTCATCAGCTAATTGTTTCTTCCTACCCTCGTTTATCCATTTACGTTTTTTACCCCACTCAACCCACCAGCCTATAATCTTCATACCAAGAAGCAGAAGAGAGAACCACTGTGTGGCCTTCACTCTGCTGGCTTATTGGCCGGAAAGATAAAGGTTGCAATAGCTGACAGAGCTACGGAGATAGCTCCGATAAATTCAGCAGACTGAAACTCCGCAGGCAACGCTACAACAGAGCCAACCAAACCAATAATCCCACCGACAAGTGAGCCAATAAACTTTGAATAATTTCCCATGTCTTCCTCTTAAGCTAGAAACATTATGTATGCAATTATAACAGCAATCGCCCCACCAGCATAAAACGCTAAATACCATTTACTGTTGATTTCAGGTTCTTGAACTGGTGGCATTTCGTCTTCCAAGGCAGCCTCTTCAAAAATCTCCAACTCCTCTACCAGTTCGTTTGGTTTTTCAACAGGTAAATCCGGCGGTTCTTTTGGCTCAACCGGCATCTTAGATTCGACCCAGCCCTTAGCATCAAAGTTGTGACTGTACACTGGTTTGTTTTTGTTATTTGTCTTATAGACAGGTACAATTCCGTCAGAAGAATAAACTCCATTAATCATGAGGGCAACTTCCCTCTTCCGTCTTGTTAGAATAGATGCGGGCTTTTTCCAGAACAGAATCCTCTTTTCAGCCTCCTCCATATTCCCGTCGAGAAGGTAAGGGACGAAACTTGCCTTTCTGATTCCCCCAGTGTTGTAATGGAAGTGAACCATACCATCGAACGCGTGTTGGGAAACTTCTCTATCACCAATAACAGCGTTGACCCCATTCTCATATTTGACCAAGTCTCGCATGAGGAGGTCCATACATTCCTCTACCGGCATTTCTTTTTTATAGTTTTCGGGGTTGGGCTCCCCAGCATTCCGGGTGTGCCCAACTCCAATGGTCCATACATTCACGCTATCAAGATACCGCTTGATAACAATACCCTCTGAAGCACAAAGCTCAACTACCCCTTGAGGAGACATTTTCATTTAAGCACCCCTATCAAACTTATAGCCAGAATTCTTTAGAACCATCATTAGGATATCTTTCCTGATTGTTGCACTAACTTCAAAACATCCAGTCTCATCATAAAATAATGCCAGAGACATTGACCCTCTTTTAGGAACAAAGATACCAATACTTTTGGCCTTTAATGGCTTACCATATGGCATAACTCTCAGAAGTTCATCCCTGAATTTCTCCGAGTCGGGACTGAATAGGTGGATGTTATATTGTTTACTCTCCTCCCATTTCTTCATCATACTCTTATGAGTCGGAGCGCCATTGCATTCCCCCTCACGTTGAGCCCCCGGAGCCAACCCAATGTGATTGACTAAGAGAACTGAAGACAGAAGGGCAATTGCAATGATATTCATTTTGTTATCCTTTACTGAAGGTTTTTAGCTTGAACATAGACAACAGTAACTACTGCCTGTCCAGCTGCTGCAACAGTACCAGTCTGATTGTAGGTGACAGTCACGGATACATCTGAAGTTCCGATGTCATCATAATTCGGAAGCTGGCTGACATCCGAAGACCCCAAAACCTTCGCAATAGAACTGACATCCAAGGCATCTGCAAAAAGATTGGCAGTAGTGCCGTCACCGATATCAAAGGTGTTGGTTGTTGCAGCATCAAATGCTACTACAACATCCACATGAAAGTCAAGAACCTGTGAGTTAGCGGGAACAATCCCAATGACAGTTGTAGAGCCGTCTGCTGCAAAGTTCACAAGAGCACTCTGTGCCATAACCATATAACCAAGGTTAGCGGATGCGCCCTCTTTAATGTCACCGGCCCTTACAGGACCGCTGAAAGTAGTATTTCCCATGATTTTTTTCCTCATGTACTAGGTTTCGTCAAGCAATCAGTACATTGTCTGCCGAGCCAGTTTGCCTGACTATCATCTCGGTATAACTATTCTACACTATTTTTAGGAGTAAGAAATAAAAGGAGGGGGCCTGAGGTGAGAGCCCCCTCCAGTCATCTAAGTTCCGCCCACTGATGAGGGTGGCTTAGATTAAGCGGCGCCTGTAGACGCATACATTGCCAGTGGGTCACTAAAGCCAAAGCTATAGCGCTCACGAGCTTTGTACCTTGCATTACCCGTATCAAAATCTCCGTCCATCGAAGTGGACAGTGCAATACGGCTAAATTGCTTAGCACCATTCGGGCAGTCAGTCTTTACAAACCAAGCATCCGTGTCAGTGAGGTAGTGATTGATGCACCATCCTCTAGGAATAGCTTGATTGTTGCGGAGAGCGTTGATATCGTTATCCGCTGTCGCTACCCTCAGATCGGATTCAAGAATCCGAGTAGCAACAAACTGAAGAGCCGAAGGGACAATCAGTTTTACTGGACGAGCTGCAATCAAAAGACCGCGTTCATCCGTCCATGCGGCAATATCAATGACTGCCTGTTCAAGAGAAGTCTCGTTCAGATCAGCCGCAACTGCGGGGATGTTTGAGTTAGTACCACCACTCACAAGTGGATGCGCAGCATTGAACAGACTTACACCATCGCCAGTGTTGTAAGAAGTGAACCCGTTATTCAGAGGGAACGCTGCTTTAACCTGTTTGGTGTATGCCACAGCTCTAGCAAGGGCCTTGGTATAACGCGAGGAGAGACTCTCATACAGGTTATCTTCCATTGCTTCTTCAGTAATGGAGAATCCCATAGCAATTGTCTCATGCGTATACCGAGCGGTCCATGCTTCCTGAGCATCATCATACTTGATCGCTTCGCCCTCCGGCTTGACTGGAGCAGCTGCAAAGCCTGAGAGCTTCACCTCCTCTTCAAAGCTACGCTCTGAAGTTTCCATGTCATAAATCTCTTTATGCTCGTTTTCATAAGCCTTATATTCCAGACCGAAAAGAGCGTTGAGACCGGGGAGCAGTTCTTTTAACTGTTGAGCACGACTAATAGCCATTTTCTATTCCCCTTATACGCCGAGAGCAGTTTCATACTGGTGGATGCCGAAGTTCCATTTAACCAGACAATCGGTGAAAGCATCACCAACAGCAGAATCAGGACCATCAACAAAGCCAACAATACGAAGCGGCAAGGTAGCGGTTGTGTTAACAGATGACGCACTCAAGGAGACGCGTGATTTACCATTCAAGGTATTACCGGCACCCTGCACAACCCCAGCATTGGCACCGAGCGCAGTCTGCGCTACAACACCATCAGCTTGAATCATAAACACAGCATCCGGGTCATCAAGAATGTAACCCACAGCATCATCCTCAGAAACCGTAGTATCAGCCAACCAGAAATTTTTCTGGAGAAACTGACTCTGGTTGTCGTCGGTGAAAGAGCAACCCATGAAAATCCCAGCAGGGGTCATAGTGGTTGTTCCGGTGTCTTTTTCCATGGTTCCTGCTGTGACAATATTCACAACATCGCCATTAAAGACATTAGTGTCATAGCCCGACGCAATCTTGATCATGCGAGTGGAGCCACAAAAGCTCTGTCCACCCAGTAGACCGATTGGCCGAAAGCCATACGGTGCGGCTACAATAGACATACCGTATCCCTCTCAGTTAGAGTTTCTATTCCCTGTCGTTTCCAAAAGTTGTCTTCGACTTCTTCTCTGAAAACAGAGGCATAGCCGAATGACTTTCTCTCATGAAATTATGATCAACAGAATCCATTTGCTGTGCGGCCTTATTGGCGTAGTATTCATTGCGTTTTTCAACGATTTCTTCTGGTATTTTGCAGAGGATAAGGCCCCCGACCTCAATTCCGTCAGGAAATCTCGCGTTGACATCATTCATGATCTCAATCTCAGGGTGATCTTCCTTCTTTACGGGAACATAACCTTGGCGAAATTTCGAAGAAACATTTGGATTATCAATAGTTCCAAGAGTGGCAATGCGAATCCATCGGAAGGCATAGCCATCGCTTGGATCGGGCGTAGGAAGCATTGACGGAGGTTCCCAGTCGGTTACCCGAGCTGTCTTCTCTCTAGTCTCTGTGCTACGCGGTTTTCTCTTGTCTGTCATTAAGCCTCCAATGCAGCTTTTTGTTTTGCATAATCTTCTCGGCTGATGCCAAGTCTTTTAGCAACCCTAAGCTCCGATTCTGTAAGTGTAACACGCTTTTTACCACTTCGTGTTCTAGATGCTGGAGCAACTACTTTATCTTTTTCAGGGTCTTTCTTCTGAGATTTAAACTTTTCAGGAAATCTTTCTTCCATTCCACTATTAACCTTCCCCCAATATTCGTCTGTTCTTGGATCAACTCCATCTATAAGAACAAGCTGTTCATGGAGGGCTTGAGCATACCCAGTCATCAACCTGTCTTGACCATACCAAGTATTTTCTTTTGCCCACTCTACTGCCTTAGGATCGGGTTTTGCTTCCTGAGGTTGCGGAGCTTGAGGTTGCTGGGGAACCGGCTGATCGTTCCCCTTTTGTTCTTCTGGCTTCTGATATTTGGGAACATACTGCTCAATCCCTAATGATTCAGCTGAGGCTCTGGCAATTTGTGCGTTTGCCGCAACCATTGCTTCTGCATCTCCAGCCTCAACCGCCTGTTTATAGGCTTCCTTTGCCGCTGAAATTTGGGCATCAACCCTAGACTTAGCATTCTGGACAAGCAGATTCTCCCCGGAAGAGAGCTGACGCATGGCCTCTTGGAGTTTTTCATTCTGACGCTTAATGATCTCGGAAGCCGCCTGAGCTTCTCTTTCAACAGCCTCTTTCTTACGGCGCTCTTCATGTCGCTCATAAACGAGCTGGCTAATTCTATCCTGAGCCCGCTTACTATATTCCTTGGCTTCGTCCTTGACCTCTTCTTCGTTGATCTCAGGACCAGTTCTTTCTGGTCTGTCTTTGTCTTTCTCTGGAGTGTCATCAACAACATCAATGTCGACGTCGTCGTCCCCATCAGAAAACTCAAACTCTGTTTTGTCTGCCGAATCATCGGGAAACAATTCCTTCTCTTGACGCATATTTTCGTCAGTTAAGTTTTCACCGCTTACCGCTTCTCTTGGCATATTTCCTCCTATGCTCTCTTATATCCCTGTGGGTCATCAACCACTGCCTGAACGGTGTCGTCAGTGATCATCCTAAACTCCTGACCAAAAACCTTGAATCTTGTTCCAGAATAACTTCTGAACAAAACCCAATCTCCCTCCTTGCACCAAGGGCCGTTGGGAAATCTATCTTTGTCGGAGTAGCAGTCTGGCCCCATCTTGAGGACAAATCCAAGAATAGTGGCTA